CAGGGCGCCGTCGACGACGTCGTCAAGAAGGCCGACGCCGACGGCGCCGAGCTCGCCGCGGTCAAGGACGCGCTCATGAAGGCGCTCCAGACCGTCGCGGGCCTCGAAGCGAAGATGGCCGCGAGCGCCGCCGCTCAGCCCGCGCCCGTCACCGAGGACATGGTCCCCGAGGAGGTGCAGGACGCCATCTGCGTGAAGCGCGGGGCCCTGCGCGCCGACGCCGCGAAGATCCTCGGCGCCGACGTGAAGCTCGACGGCGTCAAGGCCGACGAGATCCGGCGTCAGGTCGTGGCGAAGGCGCACCCGACGCTGAAGCTCGACGGCCTCTCGGCCGACACCCTCCGCGGGATGTACGAGGTCGTGATCGCCTCGGCCGCCACGCGCAACGACGCCCTCGACAACGCCCGCGCGCCCCTCGGCCGCGACAACGCCACCACGCGCAACGACGCCGACGACGCCACGCCCGAGGGCCTCGCGCGCCGCACCGAGAACGCCTGGAAGGGCAAGCCCACCTTCACCGTCAACGGGAGCCGCTGACCATGACCGTCCAGAACTCGTACCCCTTCGACCGCGCGGTCGGATACGCCGGCCAGGCCGCCGACGCGGGCCCGCACCGCCGCAAGACCGTCATCGCCGCCGTGGCGCTCCTCGCGGGCTTCCTCGTCATGCGCGGCGCCACCCCGGCGAAGGGCTACGCCGTCGAGGCGCGGGATGCCGCCGACGCCGACGGCATCGTGGCCTCGCGCGCGACCGCCGCCACCGCCGCGTCGATCACCGGCTCGGGGCTCGACGGCGCCATCGGCCAGGAGAGCATGACGCCGCCGCGGAACATCACCATCACGGCGACGAGCCACGCGGACTTCGATCTCACCACCTGGTACGTGCGCGGGCTCGATGAGAACGGCCTGCCCCAGGAGGAGGCGTTCGTGATGCCCAACGGCGGCAACACCACGCTCGTCGGCAACAAGTTCTTCAGCGCCGTGACCGAGGTCTACGTGCCCGCGCAGAGCGGCACCTCCGGCGCGTTCACCGTGGGCACCGGCTCGAAGCTGGGACCGCTGACCAAGGAGTTCGTGCACGGCATCGCGGAGTACACCGCCTCGCGCGAGCCCAAGGCGTTCCCGGTGAACTACGCCGTGCCCGTCATCGAGGAGGGCCCCGTCTACGTGACGAGCGAGACCTCCTACGGCGACGGCGACCCCGTCTACGTGCGTCTCGTCGCGACCGGCGATGAGGTGCTCGGCGCCTTCCGGGCCACGCCCGACTCCACCGACTGTGCGCTCCTCGCGGGCGCGCGCTTCCGGCGCTCGGGCTCTGCCGGCGTCGCCTGCATCGACCTGAGCTGAGGGACACGACCATGCGACGCAACCGATTCGACATGTACCGCCGCGCCGTCGAGGCGATCTACGACCGCGAGGGCGTGCGCACCGACGCGAACGAGACGGCGATGTTCGCGCGCCAGCTCGAGGACATCGACGCCGAGCTGCACCGGGTGCAGTACCCCGAGCTGCGCGGGGAGCAGATCGTACCCGTGCGCACGGCGATCAACGAAGGCGCCGAGGAGCACACGTACCGCGTGCTCGATGGCGTCGGCGTGTCGCGCATCATCGCGTCCTACACCGAGGACCTCCCCCGGGTCGACGTGCAGGGCCGCGAGGTCACCACGAAGCTCTTCGGTCACGGCGCGAGCTACGGCTGGAGCATCCAGGACCTGCGCCGCTCGCGCATGAGCGGGCTCCCGCTGGACAGCGAGCGCGCCGAGCTCGCCCGCGAGACCATCGCCCGCAAGAACGACGAGATCATCGCCTTCGGCGAGAGCTCGATCTCCGTGACGGGCTTCTACAACAACGCGGGCGTGTCGCTGGTGTCGCCCACCACCGGCACCTGGCTCACCGCCACCGCCGACCAGATCGTCGACGACCTCCTCAAGATGGAGCGCGCGATCATCACCGACTCGAACGCCGTCGAGACGCCCGACACCGTCGTGCTCGCGCCGGGGCAGTTCGCGCTCGCCAACACCAAGCGCCTCTCGAACACCGAGACGACGGCCCTGGAGTTCTTCCTGAAGAAGTCCATGGGCGTGAAGAGCGCCGAGGTGTGGGCGCGCGGGTCGCTCGCCAACGCCGGCGGCGACGGGCCCCGCGTCGCGATGGGCAAGAAGGACCCCAAGGTGCTGCAGGCCCTGCTCCCGCTGCCCTTCTACCAGATGGCCCCGGAGCAGCGCGGCCTCGGCCTCGTCATCAACTGCGACTCGCGCGCGGGCGGCGTGATCTTCCGCCGCCCGAAGGCGTGGCGCTACATGGACGGGTGCTGAGATGCGGTTCCGCAACGCGCACACCGCCAGCATCGACGGCGTCGCCCCGGGCGCGGTGGGGGACTTCAACCCCGCCGTCGTGAAGGGCCTCGTCGACGCGGGGCTCCTCGTGCCCGCCGAGCGTGACCCAGCCGCTGGCAACGGCGACGCGGGCGCCATGCGCGCCATGTTCAACGACGCGTGGTCCGAGCGCGAGGCGGGGTACACCCGCGAGCTCGCCGCGCTGCGCGAGGAGCTGCGGGCCGTCGAAGCCCTTCGCGCCGCCGCCGAGGCGCGCGTCACCGAGCTCGAGGTGGAGAACGCCCAGCTCAAGCTCGACCTCGAAGCCGCCACCGCGCCGAAGGCCTGACCCATGACCGTGTCGCTCGCCAGCCTGCGCGCGCAGCGGCCGGAGTTCGTTCCGACCGCGGACGGCGTGGTGCAGGCGGCGATCGACGACGCGGTGACCGAGGTGGACCCGCGGGTGTTCGGGGAGAAGACCGACCAGGCCGTTTCCCTCCTCGCGGCGCACAAGGCCGCCATCTCGCCCCACGGGAAGATGGCGCGCCTCGACCCCAAGGCGCAGGGCGACGGCCCCCACGGCACGACCACCTACGGCGTCGAATACGACGCCCTGGTGCGGCAGTGCGGCGGGGGCTTCTGGGTCACGGGGGTCGACCTGTGAACGCCCGGGAGATGCTGGCGCGGGTGCGCGAACTGTCGGGCGGCAAGACCGTCCGCGTCGGCATCCTCGCCGACAAGCCCAAGGCCGCCGAGCGCGGCAAGCACTCCAAGAAGGCCCGCGTGCGGGCGAAGGTGGAGCGCCGTGCGCGCGCCGCGCCCTCGCTCCTTGAGGTGGCGATCATCCACGAGTTCGGCGGGGGCCGCGTGCCCGCGCGCAGCTTCATCCGCGCCACGATGGACGAGAAGCGCGCCGAGATCGTGGCGCTCCAGGTGCACCTCGCGCAGCAGGTGCTCAAGGGCGCGATGACCCCGGATCAGGCCCTCAACGCCCTCGGCGCGAAGGTCGCCGCGTGGTGTCAGGCGCGCATCGTCGCCGGGATCGCGCCGCCCCTCGCGGCCTCCACGCTGCGCCGCAAGAAGCGCAAGACGACGCCCCTCATCCTCACGGGCCAGCTCAAGAGCGGCATCACCTGGGCGGTGGCCTGATGGACCACGCGACCATCGACCCCGCGCTGAAGACCTGGGCCGCCGCGCTGACGGGCATCCCGGTGGCGTGTGTGCTCTGGGAGAACGAGCCCCAGGTGCAGCACAACGGCGCCCTCGTGACCCTGCGCTGGGTGAGCGAGGTGACCGCCGGCGTCGACGCGACGCATTGGACCTTCGCCGAGAACGCGGACCCCCTGCGCGAGATGACCCCGACGACGACGGGCAACCGCGTCGCGGTGCTCCAGGTCGACGTCGAGGTGCATGACCAGCGCCCCGGCGTGAACGCGGGCGCGGTCGCCTCGAAGGCCCGCACGCGCGTCTACTGGCCCCGGCTCCTCGCGCAGCTCGCTGCGGTGAACCTCGCGGTGGCGAGCGTCGGGCAGGTGCTGGTGACCGACTACGAGGTCGACGACCACATGGTGTCGCGGCGCTCCATCGAACTGCGCCTCAACGGCGTGGCGAGCGAGACCGACACGGACGGCGCGACCAGCTACATCGCCACGGTGGGGACCACCGCGAGCATCACCAACCCCGCGGGGACCGAGCTCCCCTCACAGATCCAGCCCGGAGGCATTCTGCCGTGAGCGACCTCGACGCCTTCTTCTCGATCAACGTCACCGCCACCACCGAGACGCAGACCCGCACAGGCTTCGGTACGCCGCTCTTCGCCGTCGCGAAGGTGCCGTGGACCTCGGGCGCGCGGGTGCGGAGCTACGCCTCGACCACCGAGATGGCGACCGCGGGCTTCGCGACGACCGATCCGGCCTACCGCATGGCGGCCTCGGCGTTCGCGCAGGAGCCCCGGCCCGCGGTGGTGAAGATCGGCCAGCGCACGCGGCTCTTCACGCAGATCGTGCGGATGATCCCCGCGACGCCTGTGGACCCCGCCGCTGCGGAGACCTACGCCGTGAAGGTCGCCGGGCTCACCTGCACGTTCACCACCGACGCGACGCCCACCGCCGCCGAGGCCGCCACGGGCCTCGCCGCCGCCGTGAACGCCTCGGCCCTCGGCGCCGACGCCGACGCGATCATCGCGACCGGCGCATCGAGTGGCACCGCGCAGAGCCTCACCGTCGACGACTTCGATGGTGTGCTCGGGGGCGAGACCCTCGACCCGCCGCGGCGTCTCTCGCTCACGCTGAGCAACAACACCGACTGGGACGCGTCCGAGCTCACGGTCACCGGCACCAACGACGCCGGGGCCGCGCAGACCGAGGTGTTCACCATCCCCAACAACGGCAACGCCACCGTCAACGGGACCAAGCACTTCCGCACCATCACGGGCGTCGCCGTCGGCGCGCAGACCGGGTCGGGCGGGACCTTCACCCTCGGGACGCGCGCCGTCGTGGTCGCGACCACGGACTCCAGCCAGGTGGTGTGCACCGCGCAGGTCGCCGGGCGCCTCGTGAGCTACGAGCTCACCGCGGTGAACCCCGCGACCGAGAACGTGTCGCTCCTCGATGTGACGGCCGACCCCGGCATCGAGGCCGACCTGAACGAGCTCCTCGCGGTCGACCCCGACTTCTACGGGCTCGCCCTCGACTCCAACTCCCAGGACGAGATCGAAGCCGTCGCGCCGTGGGCGCAGACCAACCGCCGCATCTTCGTGTGGCAGAGCGCCGACACGGGCTGCGGTGTGGCCGGCACCACCGACGACGTGATGAGCGTGCTCCAGGCCGCGTCGAACGGCTACGCGCCCGGGTGGCACTACCCGGCCATCGCGATGGCCGACGGCTGGTTCGCCGCAGGCATGCTGGGTAACCGCCTCCCGCGCGACCCCGGGAGCGACACCTGGGCCTACAAGACCGTCACGGGCATCACCGTGCGGGCCATCTCGACCTCGGCGCGCGCGGCCGTTCTCGCCAAGAACGGCAACGTCTACGAGCGGCGTAACGGGGTCAACGTCACCTTCCCGGGCAAGGTCCCGCTGGGCGAGTGGATCGACACCGTGCGCGGCCTCGACTGGCAGCGCGCGCGGATGAAGGAGGCCCTCTTCGCCCTGCAGACCGCGAACGAGAAGGTGGCCTACACCGACGACGGCATCGGCCTGATGGCCGCGGCCATCTTCGGCGTGCTCGAGGAGGGCGTCGCGCGGACCTTCTACGCCGCCAACCCCAAGCCCGTCGTGCGCACGCCCCTCGCGGCCGCGACCAGCAGCAGCGACCGCAGCGCCCGCGCGCTCAACGGCGTGACCTTCTCCGCCCGCCTCGCCGGGGCGATCCACACCGGCTCCGTCACCGGCACCGCCACCATCTGAGAGGACACCATGCCCGGAGCACGCGTTCACGACCCCCAGAAGATCAAGACCTCCTTCGCCGGCCGCGACCTCGGGCACGGCCGCGACGAGGGGGACTTCGTCACGACCGAGTTCAACAAGGAGCAGACCACCACGCACGTCGGCGCCGACGGCTCGGTCACGGTCTCGCAGACCGCCGACCAGTCGGGGAAGGCCACCATCAACTGCATGAGCACGTCGGACACGCACCGGCTGCTCACCGCGCTCTACGAGCGCCAGCGCGCCCTCGGCGTGGCCTTCGGCGTGTTCCAGGTGCTCGACCTGAACAACCAGATCGTCGAGCGCAGCGCCGAGGCGTGGATCCAGGCCGCGCCGCCCAACGCCTACGGCGCCGAGGTCGGCAAGCGCGCCTGGGTGCTCGGGCTCGCGAAGCTGGAGCGCACCTCTGAGAGCACGGTGCTCACCTGATGGGCGCCCTCGACCTCCCCGAGGAGTCGCGCGTGATCGGCGGGCTCACCTACACGGTGAAGCCCCTCGCCGCGCGCAAGAGCCTGCAGGTGATGACCCGGGTGCTCAAGATGGCCGGGCCCGGCTTCGGCGACGTCGCCTCGCTCGCGCAGGCCGCCAGCGCCGCGGGCGAGCTGCTCTCGGGTCTCGCCGCGAGCCTCGACGAGAACGTGCTGCTCTTCGTGGCCGACGCCTTCGCCGAGGTCAGCGCCGTCGAGCTCACGCCGGGCAAGGGCCTCGCGCTGAAGGTTGCCGACGTGTCGCAGTGGGACGAGCACTTCCGCGGCAAGCCTGTGGAGATGTTCGCCTGGCTGAAGTTCGCCGCGGAGGTGAGCTTCGGCCCTTTGCTCGCCGCGGCGAAGGCGAAGACGCCGACGCCGCCCGCACCCGCCGCCTCACCCGTGCCGCCCGCCTCACCGCCCGCGGCGGGGTGATCCACATCCCCGGCCGGGTGTGCTGGCCGGTGTGGCGCGTCGCCACGAGCGATCGGTTCAAGGACGGCCTCGACGTGATCGAGACCCGCTGGAGCCTGGAGATGGTCTGCGACGCGAACGACATCCTCGACGCCTTCGATGACGCCGCCGCCGCCGCGGCCGGGAGCTGACCATGGACGCGGTGCGGGTCCTCTTCGCAGAGCTGGGCTTCGACCTCGACGAGGCCGGGCTCAAGAAGGCCGACACGGCCGCGCGCGACCTCGTCTCGAAGATCGAGAGCCTTTGGCGTGAGACGGGCGTCGGGGGCGAGGCTGCGCAGGCCGCGCTCGCCGGCCTCGCGAACGTGCAACAGACCATCGCCGCGGGCTTCGCGGAGATTCAGCAGGCCGCCGAGGCCGCGCTCCCCAGCGTGATGCTGGCCGACGACCTTCAGGCCGACGCAGACCAGCTCGCGCGGGTCACGAAGGAGGTGCAGCGCCTCGGCACCGCCGCCCGCGAGGAGCAGGAGAAGGCCGGGGCCGCGGCGCAGTTCGCCGAGACCGCCGAGGGGCGCGCACACGCCGCGTGGAAGCGCCGCGAGGAGGAGAAGAAGCGCGCCGCCGCGCCGGGAGAGGCCGCGGCCCGGGAGCGCGCGGACTTCGGCGCGCAGCAGGCCTTCCGGGGCAGCGCGGCCGGGCAGGACCACGAGGCGTGGAAGCGCGAGGCCGAGAACCTCCGCGCGCTCCAGGCCCCGGTGCAGAACCTCGCCGGGGTGACCGACCGCTCGGGCAAGGTCGTCACCCAGGCGTTCGGCCGGGCGATGCCCGCCAGCGTCGCGCGGTTCGCAGAGGGCCTCGGGGTCGCGCGGGGCGACGCACAGGCGCTCGGGCAGGTGATCCTCGACGTCTCGCGCCGGGGCGCGGCGGGACTCGTGGCCCTCGCGGTGAGCGTGGGCGTGTTCACCACCGCGTTCGCCGCGGAGTCGGAGGCCCTGCGCGAGACCGCCCGCGAGGCCCGGGTCACCTCGGGCGAGCTCCAGGCCCTGCAGCACGCCGGCGCGCAGTCGGGTGTCGGCGCCGACCGGGTCACGCAGTCGGTCACGGCCCTCGGGCAGAAGCTCCGCGACGCGAACAACCACCTCGCGGGCAGCGGCAGCACCGTGCACATGCTCCGACGCCTCGGGATCAACGCCCGCGACGCCTCGGGGCAGATCCGCCCCACCGTAGACATCCTCGACGACGTCGCCGTGGCGATGGAGCACGTTGGGAGCCCCCGGCGTCGCATCCGCATCGCGGAGTCCCTGGGGCTCGACCGGCGCATGCTGGAGATCCTCCACACCGGCGAGGGCGGCATCCGTGCCCTGCGCGCGGAGATGGCGGAGCTCGGGGGCGGCATCACGCCCGAGGCGACGGAGGCCGCGCGGCGCTTCACGCAGCAGCAGGAGAGGATGCGGGTCGCGCTGACCTCGGTGCGGTCCAGCATCTTCACGCAGCTCGCGCCGACCCTCACCGACCTCATGCAGCGCGGGTCGCGCCTCCTGGGGCTCTTCGCGCGCGCCACGCGCGGGACGCACGTCTTCGAGAACGCGGTGAAGATCCTCGGCGTGGGCCTCGCGGCCGCCGCGGTGCCAGCGCTCATCGCGTGGTCGCCGATGATCGCGACCTTCGTGGGCATGACGCTGGCAGTCGCCGCGCTCGCCCTGGCCTGGGACGACGTCCAGCACCTCCTCGAAGGGCAACCGTCCCTCATCGGCTACCTCATCGACCAGTACGCGGGCTTCGGCACCGCTGCGCGGTGGGTGAACCAGATCCGAGATGCATGGAACGGCGTCGTCGACGCGATGGTGCGGCTCAAGGAGGTGGTGAGCACCTGGCCGCCCTGGGCGCGCAGGCTCTTCGACGTCGGCACCCTGGGCGTGCGGCACCTGCTCCCCGACGAGCGCGGGGGCGGCGCCGAAGCCGGGCCGGGCGGTGCGGCGCCTGCGCCCCCGTCGCCGGGAGCTCCGCGCGCTCCTGTGGTGCAGCCCGGGATCCCCGCGACCAACGTCGCGGCGTGGCGCGCGGTGAACCCCGGAGCCATCCCCGCAACGCGGGCGGTGCCGATGCCCGGAGGCGTCGCAGGGGCCGCGGCGCCGACCACGATCAACAACGCGGGTGACCGCAACGTGTTCAACATCAACGGCAACGACCTCGCCGCGATGCGCCGAGAGATCGAACGCATCACGACCGAGCGCGAGCGTCGGCGCAACAGCGCCGCCAGCGGGAGGGAGGGAGCGTGAGCACGACGCTGCAATGGACCGCCGAGGGCGCGACGGTGGTGCTGGAGATCGACGTGACGCCCACCGAGGGCTACGAGTCGAGCGCGGAGGTCACCAAGCATCCCGTCGACCAGGGCGGGGCCATCTCCGACCACGTGAAGCCCAACCCCGACGTCGTCACAGTGGAGGGCGTCATCTCGAACACGCCCGTGCGCATCCCGGCCTCGCAGACCCGGGGGCTCACCCGCGCCGCGGCCAACGTCGACGTGCGCGTGGGGCGCGAGGCCGTGCAGGTGCAGCTCCAGCAGTGGAGCGGGACCCTCGACCGCGTGCGCGACTGCGACGCCCTCTTCGCGGGCCTCGTCGGGAGCGGCACGCTGCTCACCCTCACCACGTCGCTGCGCACGGTGCAGAACCTCGTGCTCGTGCGCTACCGGGTCGACCGCACCGCCGACACCGGGAACGCGTTGCCGGTGACGCTGGACCTCGAGCGCGTGCGGATCGTCTCGACGGCCCGCGCGCCGGTGCCCGCGCTGCGCAACCTGCGCGTGCCCGAGAACCGCGGCGCCGTCGCGCCGGTGCCGTCGGGGAGCGCCCTCGACCAGGGCACCGACCTCGCGGCCGCGGCGCTGGCAAGGAGCTCGCCGTGATCCACGAGATTCCGTGCACCCCGGGCGGCGCTGGGCGATGGACGCAGACCACCGTGCTGGACGGGGTCACGTTCCAGCTCACCTTCGACTGGCTGGAACGCCTCGGGCGGTGGTGCCTGCACATCGCCGACGGCGAAGGCGTGGCGATCCGTACCGGCGCCCTGCTCAACGTCAACACCCCGCTCTTGCGCGGGGTGGTCGATGCGCGCCGCCCCGCGGGCGAGCTCGTGGTGGCCGACCGCACCGGCCGCGAAGATGCCGACCCGGGCTACGCCGACCTCGGCGCGCGGTTCGCGCTGCTCTACTTCGACGCCGCGGAGCTCGGGCGGTGAGGCTCTTCGGCCGCGCGTGGCGCATCCAGGTCGGCACCCTCCTGCTCTCGCGCCGCGACGCCGAGGGGCAGGAGGGCCTCGACTGCTCCTTCAAGATCACCCGCTCGCTCGCGTCGTCGCACGCGGGGCAGTGCGAGATCACCGTGTTCAACCCCTCGCGCGAGCACCTCCGGGAGCTCACGCAGCTCCCGCGCCGCACCACCTTCGTGAGCGTCGACGCGGGCTACGTCGAAGGGCAGGCGAGGCTCTTCACGGGCAACCTGCGCCTAGCCCTGCCGAAGCGCGAGGGCGCCGACCTCTCGGTGACCATCACCGCGGGCGACGGCACCTTCGCTCGCCGCACCGCGCGGGTCTCCCTGGCGTTCGCGCCGGGCACGAGCGTCGACCGCGCCGCTTCGGAAATCGCCACGGCCCTCGGGGTGGGCGTCGGCAACGCCGCGCTGGCGTTCCGGGGCTCGCGCCTCGCCGACGGCAGCGGCGCATGGACCGACGGCGCCGCGCTGCACGGGCGGGCCGCCGAGGAGCTCACGCGGCTCTGCGAGGGTGCGGGCCTCACCTGGAGCGTGCAGGACGGGCAACTCCAGGTGCTCCCCCTGGGCGGGGCCCTGGCGCGCGATGCAATTCGCCTCGGCGCGGACTCGGGCCTCGTCGACTCGCCGCAGATCGTCGACCGCCGCACTGTGAAGGCGCGGGCGCTGCTGCAGCCGGGCCTCGTGCCGGGGCAGCGCGTGGTGGTCGACAGCACACTGGTGCGGGGCGCGGTGCTGCGCATCACCGAGGCGGTCTACAGCGGCGACACCGCGGGCGCCTCGTGGGACGCCGAGCTCACCCTGAAGCGCCCGCCCACCACGCTCCTGAACCGCAGCGCGCCCGGCGTGACGGCGCAGAACGAGTAGGACCCGATGCCCGAGTTCAACCCCTTCCCGACCGACGAAGAGCTTTGGGAGGAGCGCGCCACGGACCTGCGCGCGAGCATCCACGTCGCGATGCCGGGGCGCATCCAGAGCTACGACCCCGAACACCAGGTCGCTGACATCGTCGTCGGCGTGAAGGACAGCCTCATCGACCCCGAGGGCGACGGGGAGTACATGCACCTGACCTACCCGGTGATCCCCGCGGTGCCGATCCTTTTCCCTCGCATGGGGCGGTGGTTCATGGCGATGAGCGTGGAGCCCGGCGACGCGGTGCAACTGCTCTTCAACAGCAGCGCCATCGGCGTGTGGCGCCGCAGCACGCGCGTCGACACCATCGAGGGGCTCCAGCGCGCTCTCCAGGGGATCACCCTCGTGGGCGACGTCGCGCGCCACCACATCACGCACGCCGTGGCCGTGCTGGGGCTGGAGACCTACGGCCGGGCGCTCAACCATGCGCCGCCGGCCGTCCAGAACGCCGACGACCCCGCGGGGTGCATGACCCTCGGCCACGACAGCGCCGAGGGCACGCGCGTCTCGATCTACCGCGACAACCGGGTGGTGATCACCCAGGGCGCGGAGGTGCGGCTGCGCATCGACGCCGACGGCACGGTGCATGTGGGCGGCGCAGCGGCGTCGCAGTTCGTGGCCCTCGCGAACCTCGTCAACGATCGCCTGGAAACGCTGCGCGCGGCGCTGAACAGCCACACCCATGCCGTTACCGGGACCGCGAACCTCGGAACGGGTGCGGTCACAGGAGCGACCGCGGCGCCTACCCCGACGCCAGCGCTGGCGTCGGTGGCCGCGACGAAGGCCAAGGCGACGTAGAAACCAATTCGGAGCAGCAGTACCTTCGTCGGATGAGCAAAGTGATCAAGAGGTTTCTCGCTGCCGGGATCACGCAGTACATCTGGCGTACGTCGGGCGACGAAGCGGTAAGGCCTGCGCACCGGGCGCTGGAAGGAAAAACCTTCAGGTGTGACAGCCCGCCCGTCGTGGACCCGGCGACCGGCAAGCGAGCACATCCTGGTGAACACGACGGCTGCCGCTGCACGGCAGAGCCGGTGATCCCGGGCTTCGACCACTGAGCGGACGCCAGCGCGTGGCGACCGCCTACCGCACCTCGCACCCGAGCAACCACAGGTCCGCGAGCGACGGGTCTGCGGTGCGTCCCTGCACCCCCGTGAACCCAGGCGCTCCGCGAAACGGTGCCGCCGCGAACTGCACGTGGACGCTCTGCCGAAGCCCCGCCCGCGGGGCGAAGGTGACCCGCAGCGGGGATGCCGTGCCGCATCCGCCGACGCACCCAGACCCAACGAACAACACCGGTGGGCCTGCGTCGGCAAGGCGCAGCTGCCCCGTCAGCGACACGTAGCAGGCTTCGACATTGAGGTTCACGGTGTCGCCCGTGATCGAGCACGACGCGTTGCGGGCGAGGTCCGGGCAGACCGACGCCTCTGGAAGGAGGCGAGCCCCGGTGATGTGCACCTCGAGCGCGCCCCGCGCCTGGTTGAGGTCGTAGAGCACGGGCCCCGCGTCGGCCGGTCCGGTGTCCCTCGGCGCGTCCGAGGGTGCGTCGCTCACGCCGTCGGCGAGCTGCACCACGTCCACCACGTCGGCGACTGCGACGGCAACGT